TGGTTCTGATCCTTTGATTAGTAGGGCAGGTTCTGATTTAGATGAGGTCCTCAATTGGAGCCCTAAGGGCGAACACAATAGCATGGAGTTTTGGCAGAAAGTAATTAAAAAGTTACTATGCACGCGCTATGTTGACCTGTACCCTATATTTGACAGTGAAACGGGCGATCTATTAGACTTACTATTTTCTAACGATAAAAAAGAATATAAACCTGAAGAATTAGTAAGGCTTGTCAGTCCTTTTTATATCAATGAAGACACAAGTATTTTAGATAATGCTCTGGCTAGCATTCAAACTAAGCTGGAACAAGGTAAATTGCGTGGCTTGTTGAAAATTAATGCCTTTCTTGACATTGATAATACACAGGAGTATCGAGAAAAAGCCCTAACAACAATAAAGAATATGCAAGAGGGTTCGAGTTACAACGGTTTGACGCCAGTTGATAACAAGACGGAAATTGTAGAACTTAAAAAAGATTATTCTGTTTTAAATAAAGATGAAATTGACCTTATTAAATCTGAACTTTTGACAGGTTACTTTATGAATGAAAATATTTTGCTTGGTACTGCTACGCAAGAACAACAAATTTATTTTTACAACTCTACTATCATTCCTTTACTGATTCAACTTGAAAAGGAACTGACTTATAAACTGATTTCAACAGGCCGCAGACGAATAAATAAGGATAATTTATATTATGAACGCATAATCGTAGATAACCAGCTATTCAAGTTTGCAACTTTGAAAGAATTAATCAACTTGTATCATGAAAACATTAACGCTCCTATTTTTACACAGAATCAACTTCTTGTTAAAATGGGCGAGCAACCAATCGAGGGTGGAGATATTTATGTCACAAACCTTAACGCAGTTGCTGTTCAAAATCTAAGTGATTTACAAGGCAATAGAAAGGACGTAACAAGCACAGATGAAACTAATAACCAATAGTGCTGAAATTAAAGTAACTGAAAACGAGGATGGTTCTAAGTCGTTCCAAGGCATTGGTTCAGAAGTTGGTGTAGAGAATCGTAACGGTATTATCTTGACCCCTAACTGTATTGAGTTTGCTAGAGAACGATATCCATTGTTGTACGAACATGGTGCTGGATCTAGCGAAGTCATCGGGGACGCGAAAGTTTATTATGACTTAGCTTCTAATAAATACCTGACTGACTTTACTCTTTACGACGATGCACCAAACATTAATAAGGCTGTTGAAAATGGCGCTTTTGACTCACTATCGATTGCCTATTACATCACAGATTATACTTTTGATGATAATGACGCTCTAGTTGTAAATAAAGCACAGTTTAAAGAGATTTCTCTTGTTTCAGTACCAGCAGACCCTAACGCAAAATTTATCCAAAACGCGCTAGGCGAAGAGCTTACAGAAGAACGCAACAAAATTATTGAAAGCCGAAACGCTTTGAAAGAAATTGAGGATATTAAAAAGAAATATGAATAAACCTGATTTAATCGAAAAACAAAACCGCTTGGCAGAACTTAAAGAAAATAACGTATCTTTAAAATCTCAAATCAGTGGTTTTGAAGTAAAAAACGCAATTGAAGACTTGCCAAAAGTACAAGAATTGGAAAAAGCACTTTCAGAAAATTCAATTGAAATTATCAAAATTGAGAACGAACTTAACGCACAGAAAGAAAAACCAAAAGGAAAAGCTAAAATGACAAACTTTATTGAATCACAAAACGCTGTAACAGAATTTTTCGATGTATTGAAAAAGAACTCTGGAAAATCAGAAATCAAAAACGCTTGGAATGCAAAACTTGCTGAAAATGGTGTAACTATCACAGACAAAACTTTTGAGCTTCCACGCAAATTGGTTGAGTCAATCAACACAGCATTGCTAAATACTAACCCAGTATTCAAAGTATTCCATGTTACAAATGTTGGTGCTTTGCTTGTATCACGCTCATTTGATTCAACTAATGAAGCACAAGTTCACAAAGACGGACAACAAAAAACAGAGCAGGCAGCTACACTCACTATTGACACTCTTGAACCTGTAATGGTTTATAAATTGCAATCACTCGCTGAACGTGTTAAACGACTTCAAATGTCATATTCTGAACTTTACAACTTGATTGTAGCAGAACTTACACAATCTATTGTAAACAAAATTGTTGACCTTGCTCTTGTTGAGGGAGACGGAACAAACGGTTTTAAATCAATTGACAAAGAAACAGACGCCAAAAAAATCAAAAAGATTACTACAAAAGCTAAAGCGGCTGGCAAAACTCCATTTGCTGACGCTATTGAAGAAGCTGTTGACTTTGTTCGTCCTACTGCTGGTCGTCGTTATTTGATTGTTAAAGCAGAAGACCGTAAAGCTTTGTTAGATGAGTTACGTCAAGCGACCGCTAACGCTCATGTTCGTATTAAAAATGACGATACTGAAATTGCTTCTGAAGTTGGAGTAGATGAAATTATTGTCTACACAGGTTCAAAAGCACTCAAACCTACTGTATTGGTAGACCAAAAATATCACATTGACATGCAAGACCTTACTAAAGTTGATGCCTTCGAATGGAAAACTAATAGCAACATGATTTTGGTTGAAACACTAACAAGCGGACACGTTGAAACTTATAATGCTGGTGCAGTAATTACAGTAGCATAAGAATAAAATGGAGGAAGTGAATGATAGATTATATTAAAGTCTATTGTGGTATTCCGATTTTAGTAACAGCTTATGATAGTAAACTCATCTTATTCCGTTCAATAGCTATTAAGTTGCTAGAAAAAAATGGTATCAAAGCTGACGAAACAAGCGCATTAGTTAAAGACTTTATTGCTTCTTATTGTCGGCTTAATATTGTTGATGAACCAGCAGAACAATGGCGAAATGCTGAAATGAAACGTTTGGCTTCTTTACAAGAGTTAATGTATTATGGAGGCATTTGATGATATTTTCGCAAGTTACATTGCAAGTAGAGACGACTGTTAAGAAGAAGAACGGTGCAGAAGCTAATGTTATAAAGCCTATCGTTTTACCAGCAGTCAAACAGAGAATTAGTCAGACAAGGCTTGATGAGTTTTCTATGATTGGGCTAGGTAAAAACGTAAGATACGAGCTTAACGGAATCGGAGAAATGGAAGACTTGATTTTCAACTATTTCTTGGACGAAAAAGGCGATACTTTCAAGCGGACAACATGGGAAAGAGACCCTAAGAATAATAAGGTGATTTTAGAGGGAGTCGTGAGCAACGGACTATGAGCGAATTTGATTCTTATATAGATTGGTACAACAATTTACTTACAATGCCTCTAAATGACGTTATTTTAGGCGTTAAGGACACGATAGAAGACAAGACGGTATATTTGTCACTTAGTGACTCAAAGGTGCTTAAAATGGATAATACGAGCTTTGTCATGGGTTACTATTATCAAGTTGTTTTATCTGTTAAAGATGTTGACGATGAACTTGTAGGACTAGTCGGAGATGTTTTACGAGACGGTTGGAATATGACGAACTGGTCAGAGAATAGCCATTTGTACAATTATACCGGAACGGTTTATTTGCCTTGTGGTGCAGGTGGTCAACCATGGCAATGAATTTACTTAATACAGCAAGCATAGCTAAAGAAATGCAAACTAAAGTAACGGAACGCATGGGCGATTGGTTTGAAGCAGAGTTTAAGGCAAAAGCTAATGCTGCAGCCCGAAGGACTAGATTAATCAGAAGCCATGGTCATACCTATACTTATGCCAGATATCAAAATACTGGGCAATTGTCAAGTAACTTAAAGCAAGTTAAAAAAGGCGATAAAATAGTAGTAAATGCAGGAACTAGGGCTAATTACACTAGCGGTTATCATGGTATGTATTTCTTAGTTGAAAAAAATGGTATGCAAGACGTTAAAACAACATTGAAAAAAGGCGCTAATTATGCTAATTCAATGAAATTATAAAAGTAGAAAGTGACTTAATTACATTTGATTGAAATTAACAATGATGGTATTTTTAAATGAGTTTAGATAATTTTAGAAATAGAACGATTTTGTGGGACACAGTCAACAAAGACCTTCCCCAGCCAATACAAATAATGCAAGGCGATGTCAATGCTAGAACGTTATTAATTAAAATAGTTGATAACGGAACTGAAATTGATTTAACTGGTCATTCATTAAAACTTACATATCAATATACTAACGATAGCAATTCAGGCTTTATTGTTGTACCTCCTAAGGACTTAATTAAGGGAGAGTTTGTTTTGGTAATTCCTACCGAAATGACAGCGCCAGGAGTTATTGAAGCGAACTTAATACTTCTCAATAAAGACAAAGATCAAGCCATTGTCAGCAAGAATCTTACATTTATATCAGATAGTTCTACTGTTTCTGATTTAGCTCAAGAAGTAAATAATAAGATTGATGATTTTACGAAATTATTATTGGAAAATATGCCACAAGTACTGCATAGTGAGTTGAATGATTTACGTGCTCAAACTGATTCAAATAAGAGCAATATTGAACTTAAAGCCAATCAAACTGATTTAGACAACTTACAGGCTACTGTTGATAAACAAGGTGTTGCAATTTCAACAAAAGCTGAACAATCAGAGTTATCAATCACAAATAAAAATGTAACGACTATTCAAGAAACAGCAAAACAAGCTGAAACTGAAGCCAAAAATGCAATGGCAAAGGCTACCGAAGCACAAGCGAACAGTTTACCACTTAATGGCAATGCGGTCAGTGCAAGCAAACTGGAAACAGCTAGAAAACTTGGAGTAAATCTTCAAGCCTCAGCGTTTCAAAACTTTGACGGGACTGCTGACGCAACTGATATTGGAGTTTCAGGTGTGCTTCCTATTGCAAATGGAGGTACTTCAACAAGTGACGGAGTTATAAATACAACAGCATACGCTAATAGCGCAGACGGTACGGACGGTTTCACAACTGTTTATCCGAATTTGAATTTGTTAGTTAATAGTTCAGCCAAAACCAAAGATGGGTTCTTTAAAAGTTTCGACAAAGTAGAAAACGGCTATGGAGAAGTTACAATAAAGGGAACTAATACATGGTTTGCTAAAAGCTTAAGAGATGGTTTCTCTATTAAGCCTAGAGATTATAAACCCAACGATAAATATACGATGAGTATGGATGTTATGTTCACAAGTTGGAACGCTCCTGCTGGAACAACCATTAGTGGACTTTGGATCGGTCAGAGGTATACTTCTGGTGGAGGAATAGACTCATGGAAGCATATATGTACTATTGATTTACCTAAAAACCCTAGCAAAATGCTGAACCAATGGATAAGAATAACACAAACTTCAACGATACCTCCGTATGAAAACCCTGCTGTTGGTACGCAAGCAGCCATCATGGCTAAATTTACCGGCCCTAGTGAAGGTAGTTTCACGATTAGAGTTAGAAAGCCAAAACTAGAACAAGGTTCAACTGCTACTCCTTGGATGCCCTCATCTAGCGAAGTAACAACTGCTGACTGGCCAAAGTATATTGGCTATAGTAATACCCTTAAAATTAATAAAGTTCCAACTGACTTTACTTGGTTTCCCATTGCAGATACAGATTTATCATCTCTTTTTGTCCATAAATTAGGTGACGAATCAATTGAAAGTATATCTGTCAGTGGCTCGTTTTCTTCTAAAATTGTTTCTAGAAAAATTGAATCATCAACAATCAAGCATACCTTTGTAAGAACAGGAAATACAGTTACACTTACTACAGAAACCAAATCAGTTATTGATCCAACTATCTCGTATGATATCCCACCTGGATATAGACCATTCAATGATGGCACTGACCCTATTTATGAACAGGTATTGTCCGGAGGGAAAAGTGCAACCATTAGTTCTTCCGACGCAAAATGGCAACCTCGTGCATCTAGTGGTTTAGATGCAAGATCAGTTGGAACGACTAGTTGGCCAACAAGTGATAGTTTCCCAGTGAAGTTTCCAATTAATAGATATAAACCATATATTGGTCAAGATGGGGCAAAAGTAGGTAACGAATATTGGTTATTTGGTGGGTCATCGCCAGACCATAGGTCAACAGATTACATCCACAGGATCGATCCCACAAGTTTTAAAGAGATTGGGGTAATTAAGCACAATCTTGGACATGCTAACGGCGTTGATTATCGCGATAATGCATTACTTGTCTTTAATGGTAGTGCATATCCACCAGAGATTAATTTATATAAAAACCCAGATAACGAAAAGACTGAGTTAAGAGTAAATGATCATGCAAACACTCAGATTATATTTAAAGAAGGTGGCAAGCGACTTCCTGGTGATGGTTCTGCATGTTTTGGCGTTGATAAAAAGACTGTTTATTATTCTTATACTACTGGCAGAAAACAAGTTGTAATTTTAAAAATTTTACTAGGTCTTGGCAACAATGATTTATCTGATAAAACTACTGATAAGTCTGATAACAAACATTGGGGTAGTTTCGTAAGTGGCAAAAGCAGTGATGATTACAATGGCACTGCTCAAGTAATTGCGTCTTATACTGGTGACATTTTAGGGGATAATCAGCCTCAAGGAATGGCGTTTAACGGAGATTTATATTTAGGCGTATCTATGCATGAACCAAAAGCTTATCAATTACGCCTACTTGATAACGGTAGATTTAAAGTCGTAGACATGTATAATGCAGAAACGACTGATGATGAAAATAGGGTCATTCCTTTAGAACCAGAAATTACACTTATTGATCCGGTAAAACGACGCTTATTTATTGGCTCAAGTAGTGCAACTGATAAAAGTCTATCAAACGTAGCCGAATTTACTTTATATTAAAGGTGCTTTTAACATCACTTTTATGAATAACGCGTTTAACTTAACTTAGTAGACTTTATATCTACTAAAAAAATAAAAAGGAAAATAGAAAATGAAATTAGATTATAACTCACGTGAGATTTTCTTTGGTAATGAAGCTCTAATCGTAGCCGATATGGCCAAGGGAAGTAACGGAAAACCAGTTTTCACTAACCATAAAATTGTAACTGGTTTGGTATCAGTTAGCGAAATGGAAGACCAAGCGGAAACTAAAAGCTTTCCAGCTGATGACGTGCCAGACCATGGAGTAAAAAAAGGTGCTACCTTGCTTCAAGGTGAAATGGTATTTATTCAAACAGACCAAGCACTTAAAGAGGATATCTTAGGTCAACAACGAACAGCAAATGGCTTAGGTTGGTCTCCTACTGGTAATTGGAAAACTAAATGCGTTCAGTACCTTATTAAAGGTCGCAAGCGTGATAAAGTTACAGGAGAATTTATTGACGGTTATCGTGTAGTCGTTTATCCAAATTTGAGACCAACATCAGAAGCTACAAAAGAATCAGAAACAGATTCAGTAGACGGTGTAGACCCTATCCAATGGACTTTAGCAGTACAAGCAACTGATTCAGATATTTATTTGAATGGCGATAAAAAAGTTCCTGCTATTGAATACGAAATTTGGGGAGAACAAGCAAAAGATTTTGTAAAGAAAATGGAAAGTGGACTGTTCATCATGCAACCTGATACGGAACTTGCTGG